GGTATTACACAAGCAATAGTATTTTTTAATCAAGTAACTGATGCTACTGTCTATTCTGTAACAGTAGATGGAGTTACTGCTACAAAAGACACATCATCAGATAACCCATTAAGTACAAGCACTGTTGCAACATCTATACAATCAAGTCTTCAATCAAGTCTGACAGGTTTTACGATTGCAAGAAATGGTCCTGTCCTACATATAAAAAAGAATGATAATTCTAATTTCTCAATAGATTCATCTGACACACAAGGTAATAGTCAAATAACTACAGTTAAAAATTCTGTACAGCAATTTTCTGATCTACCAACAGTCTCTCCTAACGGAATGGTTGTAGAAGTAAAAGGAGATGAATCAACTAATTTTGATAATTATTACGTTAAATTTGTAACGAATAATGGAGGTGCTTTTGAAGAAGGACAGTGGGAAGAATCAGTAGAAGCTGGCATACCTTTTAAATTCAATTACGACACAATGCCACATGTTTTAATAAGACAAGCTGATGGTAATTTTAGATTTGCAAGGGTAGATGGTGATAGTTATAACGTAACTATTGGGGGTTCAACAACTTCATATACATTACCAAAATGGGGAGAAAGAACAGTTGGTGATTTAGATTCAGCCCCAGACCCCTCTTTTATCGGGTCAACAATGAATAATGTGTTTTTCTTTAGAAATAGATTAGGATTTTTAGCTGATGATAATGTAATTCTTTCAAGAGTTTCTGAATTTTTTAATTTTTTCCCAGAAACAGTTTTGTCTGTTATAGATAGTGATCCTATTGATGTAGCTGCATCTCATACAAAAGTTGCTATTCTTAAAAACGCAGTAAACATGGGTGAGAAATTAATCTTATTTTCTGATCAAACGCAATTTAACCTTACGTCTTCATCTGACTCGTTAACACCTAAAACAGCTAACGTAATTGTTACAACTGAATTTGAATCAACAGACCAAGCTGCTCCTGTAGGTTCTGGTAGCTCTATTTACTATCTTACAAAGAAAGGAAACTTCGCTGGTGTGAGGGAATACATATCACAACAAGGCATAGAAGTAAGAGATGCTTCTAATATTACAATTCATATTCCAAGATTAATACCAAATGATATTTTTAAGGTTGCGGTATCAACCAACGAAGATGTATTGGTTTTAGTGGGGGCAACTAACCCTAATGTTTTGTACGTCAATAGATGGCTATATGGTTCTAGGTCAGAGAAAATATTAAATTCTTGGTTTACTTATACATTTAATTCAAAAAAAGCAATTAAAAATATAGAGTTTATTGGGACTGATTTATTTATTGTTACTGATGATATTAGTGAAGATATAGCAAGAGTTACTTTAGAAAAAATGCCATTTGCTTCTGATTTTAAAGAACCTAATGCCTCATTTGAATATCATTTAGATCATAAAGTTACAGAGGCAACATCAGGTGTTTCTGTTACTTATGATTCTGCTACAGATGTTAGTACTTTTACTGTCCCATATAAATTAAATGCTGCAATGCAAGTAGTAGGTAGATATTTAGCAGCAGGTGAAACAAGTACTTATGTTGATACTCAAGGTAATACACAACCATTTAAGCCAGGACAAGTTGTAAATTCTACTAACCTTACAAACAATACTACAAGTACAATTACAGCTAGCGGAGATTACAGAAATAGTAAATTTATTATTGGTGAACCTTTTGAAATGCACTATAGATTTTCATCACAACGTCTTACAGAATCATCAGGAGGACAAAAAAGTGGTGAAATCATTAGTGGTCGTTTACAGCTAAAACATTTTTATATTAAATTTGAGGACTCTGGATTTTTTAAAGTAGAAGTAACTCCTGATAATAATACAACTTCTATACATAAATTTACTGGTCGTTTTCTTGGCGCTTCATCTTCTGCTATTGGTCAAATAAATCTTGAAACAGGTACATTTAAAGTTCCTATCATGAGCAGAGCAGATAGAGTTACTATTGATGTAAAAAATGACAGTTTCTTGCCAACAATATTATCAAGTGCTGAATATGAAGCTATGTTCCATATGAGGTCAAGACGTATTTAATGGGGTATTTAAGAAAATCAAAATTAAGTGATCTTAATCATGTTGCAAAAAACATGAGAACTATGGATAAAATGGAAGCTTATTATCAAACAGGAAAACAACCAGAAGAAGCATTGAAGTTATCTTATTTATATGGTCAAACAAACATGGCTATAGCTGATGATAATGACAATCCTATAGGCTTATGTGGTGTTATTTCTGATGGATGTATATGGATGGTAGCAACCGATGAGTTGTTTATTAATAAAAAATATAAAATACAATTAATTAGAGAAGGTAGAAAATGGGTAGACAGCCTATTGAAAAATTATAAAATGCTATACAATATGGTATATGCAGAGAACCATTCTGCTATAAAATGGTTAAAAGCTCTTGGGTTTACTTTTATTAGCTATCACGAGGAATACGGACAGGAAAGTAAACCATTTTACGAATTTCTGAGGATCTCTTAAATGTGTGTTTTTGCTGCTGCTGCACCTGGAATCTTAGGGTTGGGAGGTACTGCCAGTAATGTTTTCTTAGCAAGTTTAGGAATACAAGGAGCACAAATGGTACAACAAAACAGAACAGCTAGACAAGCTGCTAACTATCAATACGAAGCAGCTAGAAGATCAGCAGAATCAGCAGAAAGAGCATTTGCACAACAACAAGAAGGCTTGGCAGCAAATTTAAAAGAAACAAGAGCAGCTAAAGCACAAGAAAGATTAGCAGCAACTATACAAGGACAACAAGCTAGAGGATCTATTGCAGCTACAGAAGGATTAAGTGGTCGTACTGCACAGCTATTATCAATGGATGCTGGAAGACAATCAGCCAATTTAAGAAATCGTATAAACCAAACAATGCAATCAGCAGAGGGTCAATACAGGAGAAATGCTCTTGGTCTTGCAGCACAAAGAGACAGCAGATTAAATGCTGCAACAGACATGCAAAATCAAGCTTATGCAACTGCTAGAGCAAGTACAAAAGGTATTTTTGATTTCTTAGGTGCTGGTGTTCAGTCATATGTAGGTTTATATAACTCATGACTTCTAGTTACCAAAGTACCTCTTTTCAATCTTCAGCAAGACCTGTTGATACCTTTGTTAGGCAAAGCACTGTACCTCTAATAGAAGAAGATGGATTTAGTCAGCTAACAAAAGCCTTATCGGCAGTAAATCCAGTGCTTGATATGTTTATGAAAAGAAGTATTGAAGATGAACAAGCTGAAGGCATGGATATTGCTATTGAACGATCCTTTGAAGGTTTTAAAGAAACAAGTAAAGAAATCGGCAAAAATAAGGGTGAAGATGCAGCAAGACAATTAATTGGAGGTAGCATTTTTGCTGACAGAGCATATCAAAAAACAAAAGCTCAAATATTAGGTAATAACTTTGAAACAAATTTATCAACAAGTTATCAAACAACTCGAATAGATGGAAAGTCTTTAAGTGAATTTTCTATTGATTCTCCAGAATATCAAAATTGGTTAGCAAGTGAAAGAGAAAAGGTAGTTGATCAATTAAGTGATGTTAGATCAATTTATGTAGCAGAACATTTCTTGCCAAAATTGGCATCTGCGACTGAAACAGTATCATCACACCATATAAAAGAATTTAAAAAAATTAAAGTAGAAAATATTAAATCTTTAGCAATTCCTTTAGTAGAAAATATTATTATTAGTCCTGATACATTAGATGAAAAACTAATACTTGATTTTGAAAACACTATTAATAATTTAGGTTTACCAGCAAAAGATAGAAGTGATATAAATAAAACATTAGTAAAAGTTATTACCGAATCAGCAGAAGCTATAGGCCTTTCGGGTAATGGTGATATAGATAGTACAGAAGAAATTTTAGCTATAGCAGAAAAGTTTCCTTATGGACCAGGTGGCAGTTTAAACCTTACATCTCATCCTGATTATCAAAGTAAAGTAAACACATTAAGAAGACAAGTTAATGATTATGTTTATAAATCAGAGAAAAGAAAAGACTTGCAAAAGAAAAGATTGCAAGATGAAGATATTGAAAATAATGTAAAAGCTTTCATAGAAACTGGTGATCCAAGAATTTTAGAAAACACTGCAAAAAAATATCCATTTAAAGCAAAAGATATATTATCAACTGGTAATGTTTTGGATATGGATGGTAGAACAACTTGGGCTGAAACAAGAATAAATATACAATCAAACGCATATGGATCTAAAGAAGGAGCTTTTAATGCTGCCATGAATTGGTTTAACAGTGTAGAAAATTCACCACAAAACAGAAGTCTTTTAAAGGATTTATTAGATGCAACAGATGATGCAGAAAAAGGTTTATATACAGAAATCAATAAAGGTCTTACAGAACTCAAATCAGAATTAACTGGTGAATTTAGAAAAGATAGTGTGATGAGTATTTTTGGTACTGGTCAACTTAATAATAGTGGAACAAGAAATGTTAATGATTTTTATAATCAAGCAAAAATAGAATTATATGAATATAGAACAAGTGAAGCTGGCAGAAAAGCAACTACATTAGAAATTATTAATAAGATAAATGAAATAAAAATGAAATATATAAATAAAGCTAGAGAAATGAATCCAGCTACAATTATTGAATCAGGAAAAAATCCAACCAATAATTCAAATAATCTAGATGATATTCAAGGTGATGCAAATTCTAATTTAGAAGCTGGTGCGTTTACTGACGATGACACTCCAACCACAGTAACTGTTGAACAAGGAGACACTCTTACACAATTAGCAGACCAGTTCAGTACAACAGTAGAAGCAATTATGAGAGAAAATAACATTACAAATGCAGATCTTATACAGGCAGGGCAAGAACTTATAATGCCTGTTGGTGATGTCCAAACCCTTAACATCACTGATGGCAGCAAACAACAAGCTATTGTCTCAGCAGCAAATGAATTAGGAGTAAGACCCGAAGACCTAGCTGCTGTAATTTCACAAGAAACAATGGGTACATTTGATCCTCAAATAATAGGTGGAGAAAATAATAATTTTAAAGGTTTAATTCAATTTGGTATTCCAGAACGTAAAGCTTATGGATACCGAGATGGCATGAGTTTTGAAGAGCAAATGTTAGGGCCAGTTGTAAGGTATTTAAAAGATAGAGGTGTTAAACCAGGACATGGCGTAAAAGAGTTATATGCAGCTATATTGACAGGTAACGTATCAACTTTAGATACTGATGGCTTGACAAGAAAAGATTCTTTTGGAACTTCAGTAGAGAGTGCTTTACCAGAGCTAAATCAAGGAGGTTCTCATTACAACAACGCTCTTGACTTTTTGTCAGAACAAGGAAGATTTCAACAAAATTCTAATTAATTATGACTGATTCAAATCCAATAGGTCGTTTTTTTGAAAACAGACAACAAGCTGGTAAAGAATTTCGTGAAAAATTAAAAAAAAGTGGAGAAGAACTAAAAAAAACTAAAACTTCTAAAGTTATCAGAGGTGCTTTATCTGGTCCTTTAAAAGCTGTAAATGAAACTGTTGAATTTGTAGATGATATTTATGATTACGCTGTTGGCAATCCATACGATAATAATGAACTTATAGACTTACAAGCATTAGGTCTTGAAATAAAAGGTGATAAAGAAGATTGGGCTTATACGATGCCACAAGCTATAACACAGTTTTTACTACCTGCTGGTGTTATTGGTAAAGGACTAAAAGGTACAAAGCTAGTAGGAATGAACAATGCTTGGACTAGAAATGCTCTTGCAGGTTTTATTACTGACGCTGTTGTGCAAGATCCATATGAAGAAAACTTGTTCAATATGATTGACAAGCATCCAAGGTTAGCAACACCTATAAGTGATCTTTTAAAAGCTAAAACGCAAGAGGAGATAGGTGTAGCTGAAGCACGTTTTAGGCAAGCAAGTGGTGGATTGGTAGCAGGTGAAGCTCTTACTGCTTTTGGTGTAGGTGTAAAGGCAATTAAAAAAACACCTGAGTTGTATGAAAGGATAATAAAAAGACTAGCAAGACGAGATGAAATATTAATGACAGATAATGTCGTTGATAATCTTGGCGATGAAATGATAGATCTTGGTCTTAATAAACAACCTACTAAGGTAACACCTAAAAATACAACACCAGTAAAGTTTGATTTACCTGACACGAGAGGTCAAGGTAAGTTTTATCATGGCACATCACAAGAAATAGCACTTGAGGAAGGTGGAGAGGCAGCATCATCACAAAATATTTATGGCAACGGATTTTATACAACAGAGGATTTAATAACAGCTAGTAAATATGAAAAAAAAGGCAAAAAACAAATTTTAAAACCAGAAATTCCTATTGCTAAAGGTATTAAAAAAGAAAGAGACCTACCTTTTTTAATACACAAAGATTTAAAAAAATTAAATATTACAGATGAAGAATTAAATCAACTAACAACACCAGGAATTAAAGTTCCTTCTCCTGATCGTTTAAGAGATCTAGCTAATCAAGCAAGACAATTTCCAATAGATAATCCGTTTTCTGATGGAAGTCGAACAATTAGTGAAAACTTTAATAAAATAGCTGATCGTTTAGATGAGTTAGCAGATAACCCTCCTAAAACACCAGACTTTAGACCAGTTACTTATGAAATTACAGAAAAACAACCTGTAAATTTTTATGACCTAGATCAATCTGTTGATGCAGATTTAAAAACATTTATAAATAATTTTGATGACAGTCCTTTTGAAAATATTGTTTCAGAATCAATTAATGATTTAGGTGATAATTATACATTAGGTCAATTATTTGATGAAATAAGAGCTTATTCAAATGCAAGAGGTGTAAGTTCTAATACAGTAATTGACGATATATTTGGTAATTTTCAAGAATATTTTAAAGAAAAAGGGTTTGGTGGTTTTACTCATCAAGGAGGAAAGAAAGCAGGTAAAGGCAAAAGGTTGCATCAAGTAAAAATATATTTTGACCCTGCAAATCAAATTGATATTAATAAAGTAGATCTTGACGCTTTAGCAGATCCAAAAGTACAAACTACATTTAATCCTAAATTTACAGGTGGTGGTGATCCTGATGTGCAAAAACTAATTCTTGATGAAGCAGACAAATTAAAAGAACTTGATGCTAATAATGCTTGGCCTTACAAAAGAACATTCAAAGATATGGTTATTTCTGCAAACAGTCAATTACCACAAGAAACTATAGAGTATGCAAGACAATTTAATGCTAGATATGGCAGAGGAGGAGAGCAAGACTTACCTGCAACATTAATAGCGATGAATAAATTGATGAATAGAAATGCTATTAATTTAGCATCATTAGCAAAAACTATAGATGAAACTTTAGCTACAGGTAATAAAAGTGGTTTAACTGAAGAGTTAAAAGAACAATTTATTACAGAAGCAAAAGTATTAGACGGTCTTATTACTCTTAACAAACCTTTAAAAACAGTACCAGCACAAACATTAGCTGCTAACAGAGCAGGTGGTGGAGTAGGTAATGTAGCAGCTTCTATAGATGATTTAGCAGGTAGAACACCAGCAGAAAAAGCAATAGATCAAGCGACTGATATTAGAGGAACAGTAAAAGAACCAACTGATCCATTAGGTGAGTTTTCAATTAAAGAAATCATAGAAGCTGCTGAAAAAGGTGATAAAGCATCATGGAAAAGACTAAGAATAATTACAAAGAAATTACAAGCTGCACAAGGTAATCCTCAAGCCTTACAAAAGATGGCTAGTGAAAGTAAATTTATGAGAGGAGTGAAAATACAAAATGAAATTTTTATAAACTCAATACTATCAGGTCCAGAAACACACGCTGTAAACATAATGTCCACTGCTTTAAATACATTAGCAAGACCATTAGAAAACACATTAGGTTCTGTTTCGGGTCAAGGATTTGATTCGATGCAAGCCATGAGAGGTGGTAAAGAACTTTATTATCTAATGTCATCTATTACAGATTCATTAAAAGCAGCAAAACAAGCATTTCAAATTGAAGATAATATTGTTAATCCTGGTGCAATGATACAAGAAGCTGATCGTTTTCAAATAAGAATGGAAGGAGATAAACCCTTAGCAAATATTATTAATACATTAGGCACTGTTGTTCGTTTGCCAGGTAGGTTTTTACTTGCAGAAGATGAATTTTTTAAACAACTAAACTTTAGAGCTTATGTAAAAGCAAGTGCTTGGGAGGATGGCATGAGAAAAGGTTTACAAGGTGCTGATTTACAAAAACACATACAGCAACAATTTGATGGAACTATTGAAATTGTTAATAAAAACAGCATGGCAAATGTTAAAGATAAGTCTGTTTTAGATCTATACGAAAAAGCACAGCAATATGCTGCTGAAACTACATTTACTGCTGATTTACCAGAAGATAGTTTGGGTGCTGCGATACAAGGAGTGTCACGACATCCGTTTGGTCGAATTTTTCTACCTTTTGTAAGAACACCAGTAAATATATTTAAAGCACAAGTAAGAAGAACACCTGGATTTAATTATGCTTTAAAAGAATATAGACAAGCACTTAGGAGTACTGATCCATCTGTGGCAGCAAAAGCAAGAGGTGAAATGTATTTGGGTGGTGCAATATGGTTAATAGCAGGTGCTACAGCATATTCAATAAATGATCCAATGTCTGAACTAGCAATTACTGGTGGTGGACCTTCTGATTTCAATATGCTTAATCAAAAAAGAGCTACAGGCTGGCAACCTTATAGCTTTAGATTTCTTTTAAAAGACGAAGATGGCAATGTAAGAATGGGTAAAGATGGTAAACCAAGGTATAAATATGTCAGTTTCAGAAGATTGGACCCCTGGGCTTCTTTCTTAATGATGGCTGCTGATGCAGCAGCTATTACAGGCGGTTTAAGTAAACAAGATCGTGATGATTTTGGTGTGGCTGCTTCTGTTGCATTAGGTCGTAACATTACAAACAAAACTTATTTACAAGGTATAACTGAGCTTGCTGATTTGCTAGGTAAGCCTTACAAAATGCAGCAATGGGTTGCCAGAAGACTTGCAGCAACAGTAAATCCTTTTAGTGCATTAAGTAGATCAGTTAAAAGAAACGTAACTTCTAATAGAGAAATATTAGATAAAAAAGTAAGAGCAGGTGATGACGGTTTTATATGGTTAAGAAAGTTTCATAATGAAATAAAAGCAACAGTTCCTGGTTATGGCGATTTACGACCAATGAGAAACTTTATAACTGGTTCAATTATTGAATATCCAGTTGGTTTTGGCCCTGATACTATGAGTGTTATTAATCCAATTAAAGAAACAAACAGTATAAATAATACAGTCTTAACAACTCTTGATGAAATAGGTGCAAGAATTACACAACCTTCAGATGAATTAACATTAGGTAATTTACCAAGTGGTGCTGCGGTAGGAAGTGGTATTGAACTAACTTACGATGAACATTTAGATCTTATTGAAGAAACTGCTTTTGCAAAAATAAATGGTATGACTATGGTTAGGGCTTTACATAACCGTATCCAACAAAAAGATTTTCAAGCTTTAATGAAAAGTGTAAGAGGTGAAATGATTGAACAAAATAATATGGATGTAGAAGTTCAAGCACAAGAAGCTAATCGTGACCTGGCAGAAGATATTTTAAGAGATATTATAAACGTATATAAAAAAGCTGGAAAACAATTATGGTTACAAAAAAATCCAGAACGTGCATTAGAATATTCAAAGGTACAAGCTCTTATTAAACAAGAAGCAATCAATGACAATTTTGAAGCTTTAAAATCTCTTCCATCTTTATCTGATTAATCATGGCTACTAACACTGCAACATCATTTACTAACCATACTGCCCCTAATTCTGGTTCTACTGCTGGTCCTTATGCTATTAGTTTTAGTTATTTAGATCAGTCTGATGTTGATGTTACTGTTAATGGGACATTACAAGCTTTAGGTGTTAAATATACTTTTACTAGCGGTACTCAAATAACATTTACTTCTGGTAATGAACCTCCCAATGGAGCAGCTATTGTTATTAAAAGAGATACTAATATAAGTGCTAAAAAAGTAGACTTTCAAGATGGTTCTGTTCTTACTGAAACTGATTTAGATACTAATAGTGATCAACTTTTATTTGGCCTTCAAGAATTTACTGACAAGATTAATGGGATAGAAGATGGTGCTACTGCTGACATGACACCAGCGGAAATTTTAGCAATTATAAATTCACAAAATATAAACGCTGCAACTATAACTACTTCATCTGGAAATGTAGGTGGAGATTCATTTTTAAGATCAAATACAAGTGACGTATTTACTGGACGTACTCTTACCTTTGAGGGACCATTACCTAATTCAAGTATTGTAAACAATACAATTCTAAGAGGTAGAGATTTAGAACTTCAATTTGGTAATAACGGTCTAAATGAAAGTAATATTTCTCAAGCTCATACCATGGAGATCTCAGCCCAAAGGCATGGGATTATGGATAATCAAGGTAATTTTGCTTCTATTAATAATATCAATTTAGGTGCTAGTAATTTAGGTTTACCTTTTGGTAGTACAGAACTTAACAGTAATCAAATTGGACACGTTGCTCGCATAAGTCTTGGTAGAGCATACATGACGGTTGCAAAATCAAATCCTGTTTACTCTACTAATGAACTAGTAATGAGAGCATCTTATCCTGATGGATTGATGTTCTACCATCCAGATACACCAACTACTGGTGCAGAATATTATTTGTCTGGAAGTAACATGCCGCAAGATGCTACTTATGGTAATAGTTATGAAGACAATATAACTGAAGCTAGAAATAATGCTGATATGCGTATTATTCAAGGCGGTATATTAGCTAAAAATAAAATAGAGATAGGTTCAAGTAGTGTTACTGGAACCTTACAAATATCTGGCACAACAGGAGTAACTTCAATACAAACAACCCTTAGTAATACTGATACTGCACTACCTACATCTGGTGCTGTTTTAGATCACTTTAGTAATAGTGGTGTTTTATTTGAGGTTGTTGATGATACTACTCCTCAACTAGGTGGTGACTTAGATGGTCTTCAAAAAGCAATTACTAATGTAAACAGGTTAACTCTTCAAAACGGTTCGTCTCTCCTCAGCCAAATAATGTTTACTGGGAGTAATGCTTCTGTTGGACCCAAGATAAGACACACCTCTACTGGTAATTTAGCAATTAATAGGGTTTATGGAGGAGGTGGAAGTTTTTATGATACTTTTGTATTTGGACCGCATGTTGGACCAAATACTAGTAATACACCTTTGGTATGCACAGATACTACTTGGAGTGGTGGTTTTGCAAATATTTATCAATCACTTAAGCAATTCTATGTTACTGTTGCCACTAAAGATGGTAGTCAACATAGATATCATGGAACTGGATCTAGTGAAGGATATGTAATACAAGATTTTGCTAATAAAGGTTTTAATGTAAGCGGTAACCCTACTCCATTAGGAGATGCTAAACAAGCACCATTCTTATATTTAACAGCTGGAATAACATATAGGTTTGATCAGTCTCAATCTACTAACGCCAATCATCAATTAGCTTTTTATTTAGAGGCTGATAGAACCACACAATACACTACAGGGGTTACTACTGTTGGAACAGCTGGTAGTTCTGGAGCATATGTTGAAATTGCTGTAACTGATACAACTCCAGTAGTTTTGCATTACGGATCTACAACTGATGCTTATATGGGAAATAGTGTAACTACAAGTACTAATGTTGTTAATGCTAATAATCTTAACGCTGGAACAATACCTGATGCTAGGTTCCCTGCAACTTTACCAATAACTACTTTACAATTATCTGGTGTAAACGTAACTTCTACTGCTGCTGAAATTAATGTATTAGACGGTATTAGCTCAACTTTAACTACAACCGAATTAAATAAACTCGATGGTTTAACTGCATCTACAGCAGAACTAAATTTATTGGATGGTAAAAGTATAGTTACTTCTATAGCTGGTAATGCAACAGATACACAGTTACCTTCAGCTCAAGCTGTTAATGAAAGAATTATTGAACTTGTTACTGAAGTCGGTGGTTTTGTACCAATAGCCAATGAAACAAGTTTCCCTTCAACAAATCCAGATGTTAATGATGGGGCTGGTACTATTATCAGTATTAAAGCATTAGGAAGTAATTTAACTTCTAATGGAAGTGGAGTCGCCACAATTACTAATGGAGCTGGAACTGGTGTTACGGTCACAATTAATGGTATGGCTAATAACGATACCATTGAAGCTGGAAAAGGAATATTATTAGAAACTACTACAACACTACATACATATAATTTTCACAGAGAAATTATTGACCCCTCTGGTGTTGCTACTGCTGATACTTTAGTTTCTAATTTTAACGAAAGATATTACGGACCTTTATCAACTAACCCTGCAACTAGGCCATCAGGAGCTGATCGTCAGGACGGAGATTTGTATTTCAATGACTCAGATAATAAGATGAAAGTATATAACGGTACTCATGCTAGTGGTACTTGGGATGATGTAGCAACACCTGGTAATTTCTTTATAAATACGTTATCTAGTTCAAGCGGATCAGGAGGAGGAAGTGCAACATTTAATGGTACAGCTACAAGATTTACATTGTCTAACCCACCACTAAATGCTCAACAACTTCTTGTTAGTGTTAATGGTGTAATTCAAAAACCTAATAGTGGCACAAGTCCAAGTGAAGGATTTGCTATTGATGGTGCTGATATTATATTTGCTTCTGCTCCTACTACTTCTGCTCCGTTCTTTATTATTACGATTGGATCGTCAGTAAATATTGGTACACCAAGTAACGATACTGTTGGAGCAGCTCAAATAATTAATGGAAGTATAAGTAATGCAGAAATATCAAGTAGTGCAGCGATAGCAAAATCAAAACTTGCTTCTTTAGATATAGTTAACGCTGACGTGAACGCTAGTGCAGCGATAGCAAGAACAAAACTTGCAAACGTAGATTTAGTAGATGACACCTCACCACAGCTAGGCGGTGACTTAGATACAAATAGTTTTGAAATATTATTAGATGATAACCACGCTGTTAAGTTTGGTGATGGTAATGACCTACAAATTTATCACACGGGCACCAATACTTATGTAAGAAATTTAACTGGTGATTTATATATTCAAACTAATGATGGATCTGGTAATGCAGAGAATGCCATTGACATACATCCTAATGGAGCCGTAGAGCTTTATTACGACAACAGTAAAAAGTTTGAGACTACCAGTGGTGGAGCAACAGTGTCAGGAAGCTTGATTGCTACTGCCAACGTAGAAGCACAAAATAACATACACGTTGCTGATAATAAAAAATTTCTTGCTGGAAATGGTAACGATCTTAACATATTTCATAATGGGACAAGATCTGAAATTCAAAACAATACAGGAGATTTAATAATTCAAGCAAGTGAAAATAACAAATTAATGTTAAGAGCACAAACTGGTGAATCTCATTTTATTGGTTATCACAACGCACAAGTAGAACTCTATTATGATGGGGTTAAAAAGCTTGAGACTACAAGTACTGGAATAACTGTAGGCAATCCCAACACAAGTGAAACTAATGTTGTAGGAACACAAGTTGGATTTTTTGCAGGTGCTAAATCGAAATATGCAAATGCAACAGGTTTAATTCAAAATCAAGTGTCTATTTTAGATACTGATACAAGTTATGCTGCTGGAACAGGTGGAGCTTTAACTTTTGGGGGTTATAAAGATAGTGATTCTACAACTTTTTATGCAACGATTGAAGGTGTAAAAGAAAATAGCACAATTCATAACTACGCTGGAAGTTTAAAATTCTATACAAGAGCGAATAATGTAGCCAATATGAATGAGGCGATGGTTATAGATTCGTCTGGGAATGTACTTGTAGCAACTACTTCTACCACTGTAAACTCATCAAATTTTGGAATAGTTTTAGGCAGTGATGGTAGTAGCGGAATGTTTAAAAATATAGGTGGCTCTGGTGATGTTTTTCGTGCAGGAGGAAATCAAGGTCTTGCAAATATATTTGGTGATGGTGATATTACAAACACAAATAATAGTTATGGACAAGCATCAGACGAAACATTAAAACAAGATATTGTAGACGCTGCTTCACAGTGGAATGATATAAAAAATTTAAGAGTAAGAAAATTTAGATTTAAAGATAACCCAACAGGTGTATTACAAATCGGTGTTGTTGCACAAGAAATAGAAAAAGTTAGTGCAGGTCTTGTACAAGAAGATAGTGAAGGCATTAAGTCTGTTAAATATTCTGTTTTATATATGAAAGCAGTAAAGGCATTACAAGAAGCAATAGCAAAAATAGAAACATTAGAAGCCAAAGTTGCAGCGTTAGAGGCTGCTTAGTAAAATTAATTAAAACTTTAAGATAACATTATTATGACATTAACTCAAATAACAGAAAAAGGTATTAAAGATGGTGAAATCATTAATGCCGATATAAACGCTAGTGCAGCGATAGAGTCTAGTAAGTTAGCTAAACCTTTAGACTTTGCCGACAACGAAAAAGCAAGGTTAGGGGATTCTCAAGACCTACAAATTTATCACGATGGTACAGATTCAATAATTGATAATAATACAGGTAACTTAAATTTAGTTTGTGATTCTACACAAGCAATAAACTTAAGACATGGTTCTGAAAATATGCTCAGAGCTATTACTGATGGAGCAGTAGAGTTATATTTCGACAACAGTAAAAAGCTTGAAACTTATAGTCATGGAATTAGAGCTAATCAAAACGTGCATATTCAAGGATCAGCTTATTTGGATGATGCTAATATAAACAATTCAACTGGAATTTTATATTTTGGTGATTCTCAAGATCTACAAATTTATCACGATGGTTCACATTCTTATATAGATAACTCAACTGGTTCTCTTTTTGTAAGAGGTGACACAATAAAATTACGAGGTAAGTCTGCTGACGAAGATTTAATAGAAGCTTTTGTAAACGGATCAGTAAGACTTTATTACGACAACGTTCAAAAGTTTGAGACACAAGCAAACGGCGTAACAATAACTGGTAATTGTGATATTAATGGTGGTGCTTTATATCTTGAAGATAATCAACATGCATACTTTGGTTATGGTAATGACCTACAAATTTTTCATGATGGATCTAATAGTTATATTCACGATGATGGTGCTGGTCAATTAATAGTTAGATCAGATGGATTCCAAGTTAGAAACTCTGCATCAACCGAATATCACATAGCTTGCAATGCTAATGGATCAGTAGAGCTATATCACGACAACAGTAAAAAGTTTGAGACTGCATCTTTTGGAGTTGATGTTATTGGAACGCTGGGAGCAGATAAGGTTAAAGTAGGTGACAATGATAAATTAGTAGCTGGTGCAGGTGACGACCTACAAATTTATCACGATGGTAGCACTGCCAGTGTCATAGATGCTAAAGCTGGTGATTATCTTTATATTTATTCCGATAATTTAAGACTTAACAGTAAAACTGGTACAGAAAAATATATAACAGGAACAGTTAACGGAGCCGTAGAACTCTATTATGACGGTAGTAAAAAGTTTGAGACTACAAGTGGTGGAAATACATTTCATGGCTATTTGTTTGGAACCGATAATGCCACAATTTATTTAGGAGCCTCAAACGATCTACAAATTTATCACAATGGTTCACATAGTTATGTATCTGATGAAGGCACTGGTGGTTTAGTAATAACAACTAATGGTCCCGGAATTTATCTACAAAAAGGAAATTCTGAATCTTTTGCAAAATTTTTAGTTGATGGTGCAGTAGAACTTAATTATGATGACGTTAAAAAGTTTGAGACAACAACTAGTGGAATATCGTTATCTGGTGATGTTAGATTTAATAATAGTACTTGGACAGGTGAGAGTTCTACTGGAAAAATACAGACTCATAGCGGTCATATGTATCTTCAAAATGCTTCAAACAGTGGTTTTTGGGTGTTTAGACTTCCTAATGGGACGGAAACTGCAAACATAAATAGTAGTGGTACTTATTCTAGCTCTGATGAAAGACGTAAAAAAGACATAACAACTATTACAAGTGCAGTAGATACTATCAAAAAACTTACTGGTAGATCATTTACGTGGAAAGAAGATAATAAAAAAAGTTTTGGAGTTATTGCACAAGAAGTTGAAACAGTATTACCTGATTTAATAACGACTCAAACAGTTCTACCTAATGAAACTAATAGTGATCCTTATAAAATGGTTAATTATTCAGCTTTGACAGGATATTTTATTGAAGCAGTAAAAGAACTATCCACAGAGGTCGAAACACTAAAAGCCAAAGTTGCAGCGTTAGAGGCTTAACTTATTGCAGACAAAACGGCCAAATAAGTTGTATTGCCTTAATAAATACCTACAGTTATACTAAAAAATAATTACAAAAATTTTATGTCAAAATTATCTGAAAGATGCGAAGAACGCAAAAAAGAAGCACAAGCTTTAGCTGACAAATTTAATTCTTTAACAGAGGAAGGTAAAAAAATAGAAAATGAAAGAATACAGGTTAAAAAAGAATTTGACGTAAAAAGTGCTCAATATGCAGAATTACTTTCACAAATAAAAGAAGAAGAAGGAGCAAAAGAAGTTATAAACGAAATTATAGAGTAATATTTAAATATATAAAAAAATTCTATTATGACTATTTCTTACACCTGGGAAATCAATGGCACTGCTTGTAAAAGAGATGTTGCCGATGGTTATTTTACAAATGTTGTCTATCGTGTAAAAGGTATGGACGGCACAAAAGAAAAGGCAAGACGCACAGGCGAAATAACCTACGTCAAACCTGAATCATTACCCTCTGAATTTATTGCTTTTGACGAATCTAAAAAGACACCAGACAGTGCAACCATGATAACTTGGGTTAAAGATGCTCTTGGAACGGATAAAGTTACAGCTATTGAAGCTGAATTAAAAGCAGAGATTGATTTAATTAACACACCAGTACAAGCTACTGGCGTTGCATTTTAAGAATTGGAAATAAATCTGCCTGATTTACCAGATACAGATTCTATTCTCGTTCCACCTAGAACAATTTTTTATCCTCCGATAGTGGAAGAACCTTATTTAGATCCCCTACTCCTTCCAAGTCTGGAACAGGTAGAGTCGGGTTTGGGAGGTCAGGAATCTTCTGCTGAAAAAGAAAAAGCATCTTCAAAGGAGGAAGTGTCAGGAGCAACACCAGAGACAATACCGACAAACCTGCCAGACACCAAAGAAATTTTATCAACTGAAGAAGCTATAGCTACGTTTAATCTACCATTTTTTGGAGAGATGCCAATACCTGCACCAGAGGTCATTGCATCTTCTGTAATCGCTGCGGGTACTGCATCAGTAGCAAGCGTAGTAGGCGGTATTGCCATGCAAAGCGTATTAGCTTTTATCAAGAAAACATTTAAGAAAATCTTTACTAAAGTTCTTAAAAAAGAAGTCGCAAATGTAAAAGAAAAGATGGATAATAATAAAGGTAGCTAGAGTTCACATACCTGTACTATGTGGTGTCTAAACTAGCTACTTAAATTTTTCTGGATTAGCTCGGACATAACTTCTAATATTTATTACGTCATTACAAATATATGCGAATTTGGACTTAGGATTAATCATATAACCAGCAGCGTGGAGTTGTGAACACTTTAAAACTCTCACTAATTGCTTATCATGGACTTGCTTGTCTAGTTCTTCTTTGGCTTGGTCTAGTTTTACTTTGGATAGTTCGTTACAAGTTTGATTATCTCCCAGAGGTATCATAAAACTCATCTGTACTCCCCAACCTTCATTGATGCTATATGTCTCCTCTCCTTGTGCATCATTACCTGTATAAAAAGGTGTTACAGCCATAGTTGGTTGACTACAAACTAAGTTTCCAAACTGCTGTTTACCTGTCATACCATTATTAATATTCATATTCTGATTGATAATACTAGAATTACCAACAGCATTAGGTTGAGCCTGTACGTTTGTATCGCCTTCGGCTCTTGCTTTATTACTGACTAAAGACAGACAAAGAAGTGATAACGCTAGTAGTCGTAATCGCATCATTCTGAGTTACTTTTTCAACCATTTGACTTGCAGCTCTTGTAGAAACAGAAAGTGACCAAGGAGCAGTAGCTGTATGAACTGTAAAAACTGCATCACCACCAGCTATACCAGCAGATGCAGCTACAGATATATTAGTTGCTTCCCAAGAATTTACTGCTGCACCATATTTTTCTGTGACGATACTGCGAGTTATTGTCTGAGTAGTGTTCTCAGTTCTGTTAGATGTACCAGTAGTCCAGGTTGGCACTCCGTTTGCATAACAAGGTGCTACTAAAAACAAACCTAGTAAGAGTAGTTTTTTCATTTGATACCTACGTTAGTGTCTTTGTTATCTACTATCTTAGCAGCGTTATTAGGTTTCTTTTTGTTCACACTTATACCATAAGATCCTAAAACCCCACTGGTCAAGCCAGCTAAAAACGCTCCATCATTACGGATCTTATCCATGTATCCAAGAGTCATCATTGCTAATGACCAGCAAAGAATCATAAATCGTACAGCGTGACCAAAAAGTTCAGCCCAATCCGTACCTTCTTTTTCTTCTGGTTCTTCCATAAGAAGTAGTAACTATGGCAAACTTAGCAAATATTGGTATGTTTGGAAAGTAACACAATAGTAATTATGCTCAAACTCTTAAAACCAATCCTACTAAAATTTTTTACTACAACTGCTGTAAAGAGGTTAGTAGTCGATCTGCTTAGAGCTATCTGCAAACAAACTACCAACACACTAGATGATCGTGCTGTGGATATGTTGGAACAACAGTTGTTCCCTAGAATGAATTGACATGAACCATAAAGAATTTTTCAATGTTCTTATTGGTAATCCTCCACCAGAAATAGAACTAGAAATAGAAATCAAGAAACGAGAAGTAGAAGAATTACCGAATTTTGTAATGAAAGAATATTGTCTTAACTTAGTTAAAGAAAACAAACTGCAAGATATGTTGATTATGGCAGCCATGCAACGTATCACTGATACAGAAACTAAGTTATTAAGAACTGAAATGGCTCTTCATCATTACAAAAAAAATTTAAAAGCAAAAAAGAAGACTTTATTCAACAGAGTCAAGACTATGTTGGGCGTGTTCGGATGATCTATTATCTTCCCACAACACCTTGTAGTAATACATTTTAGTACCAACAGAATTTTTTCTTTCTATCATTTCAGTAATATTTCCATATTTCTTTGTATATGTATTAGCTATAGCAGAATAGTTCTTTCTAGATACACGATCATTGATTTGGAATCTTTGTCCGATTAGCTTATTAGGCATAATTTGATAAAACAAGGTATATTAGTTTCAAAACCAATTCTAATTATGGGAAAAGAAAAAAAGTTAGAATTATTAGAAAATCTTCAAACTGTTCTTATACAAGAACTATTAGGCAAGATAAAATGTGGTGAAGCAAAACCAGGTGATCTTAACGTAGCAAGACAACTATTGAAGGATAATGGCATAGAGTGCATACCAACAGAAAAGAATCCTATGGAAGATCTTATGTCAAACCTCCCAGACCTTGATGTAATACCTGCACTAGAGAGATAATTGCAACCTTTACCAGAAAAATTACAAGATTTTAGATACTTTCTAATCATAACTTGGCGACATCTTAACCTACCTGACCCCACACCAGTTCAATTAGACATAGCTGAGTATTTACAGTACGGTCCTCGTAGAAAGATTATACAAGCCTTTAGAGGGGTAGGTAAAAGTTGGATTACATCTACCTATGTTGTATGGAAACTAAGGATGAATCCACAATTAAAGTTCCTTGTTGTCTCTGCAAGTAAGGATAGAGCCGATAACTTCTCTACTTTCACTATGAGATTGATCAATGAGATGCCTATACTTGCTCCATTACGACCAGATGACTCTCAACGAAACAGTAAGATAAGTTTTGATGTTGGCCCTGCACACGCTGATCACGCACCTTCAGTAAAGTCTCAGGGTGTTCTAGGGCAAATGGCTGGTAGTCGTGCAGATGAAGTCATAGCAGATGACGTAGAAGTGCCGAATAACAGCTTTACTCAACCGATGAGAGACAAGTTAAGTGAAGCTGTAAAAGAATTTGATGCAATCCTAAAACCTAACGGTAAGATAACCTTTCTTGGTACACCACAAACAGAACAATCTTTATATCTAACACTAGAAGAACGTGGATACACAACACGCATTTGGACTGCACGTTATCCAGAACTTAAAAACAACTATGGAGACAGATTAGCTCCTAAGTTAACAGAGAAGCTTGTACAAGAGCTTGTAAAGCCTCAAGAACCTGTTGACCCAGAAAGATTCAGTTCAATAGATTTGATGGAACGTGAGGCTTCCTATGGCCGTTCTGGGTTTTCTTTACAGTTTATGCTAGACACTAGCTTATCTGACCAGGATAGATACCCTTTAAAACTATCAGACCTAATAATATCTTCAGTTAACCCTGACCATGCACCAGAAAAGGTCATATGGTCATCTTCACCAGAATATGTAATCAAAGAATTACCTTGTGTAGGGTTTAATGGTGATCATTTTTATAGACCTGCCCAACAATTTGGTGATTGGATTGAATATACAGGCTCTGTAATGTTCGTAGACCCCTCTGGAAAGGGTCGTGATGCCACTGGTTACGCTGTTGTAAAGATGCTTAATGGAAACTTATACGTTCCTGATGCAGGGGGTCTTAACGGTGGTTACAGTGACGCAGTATTAACAACCCTATCTAAGATAGCTAAGACTAATAAAGTCAATACCATCCTCGTAGAATCCAATATGGGTGGTGGTATGTTTGCTGAACTAATGAAACCTTTCCTTATGAGGTATCACCCCTGCGAAGTACAAGACGTTAGAAATAATAAAACCAAAGAACTACGCATAATAGATACTTTAGAACCTGTAATGAACTCTCATAGGCTCATAATCGACAGAAAAGTCGTAGAAAAAGACTATAGATCTAACCCTAATGAAGCTCCAGAACGTAAACTAAAACTTCAACTCTTCTATCAAATGTCCAGAATCACTAGACATAGAGGTTCTTTAGTACATGATGACATCTTAGACGCTCTATCTGGTGCTGTAGCCTACTGGACTGAGTACATGAACCAGGATGAAGACCGTAATATAAGATCTCGTAAAGATGAATTACTAAGAGTACACCTAGATAACTGGGGTTCTCTTATGAATAACACTATCACTCAAGCAGCTTTTGGAATGTCTCCTAATCAAATAAGTAATTCTAATACCCCTAACGATGGTTTTATAAGTAATTCTTATTAACCTGCACTTGTAGATAGACCATGGGGGGGACTATAGGGGGGGTCGTTAAAATTCATCCATAGACAGACCATAGATTTGACTTCATCAACATCATCATTATAATTAATTCATAGGTTCTTTCACTTCACACTAGACCCTATAAGACCCTTATAGTTCCTTCTGGGTGGTCCTACATAGGGTCTTACAAAATATTTTTGACACAAAAATTTGAAGGGCTTACGCATATATATAAATCTTATTTTTCCCCATATAGGTTAATTTTTTGTAGAAATAAAGCTATATATAGAGTCTTTTTATAGTAGTACTGTCATAGAGACAGCACTGCAAGTTGACTTATGACTAGGGTTTAGGGGTTTTTATCTTGTTTTGGACAGTAAAAGGACAATAATTGGACAGAGAGGGGGGATATATAGGGTCTATTGTTACAGAGTGTAAAGATATTTATGTTTTTATTTTATCGATAGCCAACTCATAGTAATAATTCAATCAGTACTAGACCTAGTACTATTCCCAGAACTTATTAATCAAATGACTGCAACAAAAGAAGCTCATGCAATAACCAATGCAAGAGGTCAGCTTGAATCTATAAAAGAACTTTATAGAGAATACAAAGAAAATGCTTCAGCTTTTGTTTCTAATCTTGATACAGAAGAAGCAATAGTTGAGAAAGCAAGAGAAGAAGCCCTAAGTGTTGAATTTAGAAGTGGTTGGTATTTGTCATTAGAAGCAGATTTCAGGCCTGAAGAATTTAAAATATTACTTTCTACAGGTGGGCCAGCTTGCCAGATTATCGGCAAGTTAGACCAGTACGACCAACCAACAGATATTGAGATTCAATATCAAGATTGGGGTACACCTTGGGAATCTTTACAGCTTAATTCAACTTATGCTGATGAAAGCCCAAACATTACAAGCGATTATGAAGCCCTTGAGTGGTTCTGTAATTGTTTCTACTTCGGGCAATAACTTAGATAATCCCTTAAAGCCTCTGCGGAGGTTTTAAAGGGTTTTCTTAACAAGTGAACCTTAACCGCCCAGTTATTTATTTTTAATTATGTCTAAAAACAAATACGACTACGAAAAGAAGCTTAAAGCTGCTAAACGTGCAGAGATAGAGCGTCTTTGGTTTGCTGAAGAAGCAACTAATAAGGAATTATTAGAGGCTTATAAAGCTCTTGATATTAAGAAAGAAAAATTTGATAACAATCTTGAACTATTAGATTTTCCAGAAGAAAATTCAATAGGTTGGAGAATAGCTGAAGATATGACAGAGGAGGACTTATGACTACTTTAATTGTTTGGATATGCTTAGTTATTCTCTTGTATATCTTTATCAAAAACTTTAAAAACAACGCATAGTTATGTATTCAAAAACCGATTTAATTTATAGAACTGCATTAACCTATGCAAGCTATAAAAACAAACCAACAACTGTTAATGATGAGTTACTAGACGAAATGTTTAGAGATTTATATTTATTAGCAGATGAATATGGTTATGAACATAAGCCTAGTTAACTCTAGGCTTTTTCTTCTTTTTATTTTTTATTATTCCTGGCTCTATTATCCTTGGCCAATTTTTAGATGAACTCTTAAAAACTTTTTTCAATAGTTTTTATGGGTTCTTCACGAACCTTTATCCCAGTAAAATTTATTATGACACAACGCACCGTTGAAATTGCAGTAGAAGGAACAGCTTCCTTACTTTGCGGAAATGTTCAATACTCTGATCCTTTGGGGGAGTATGCGAAACACAAAACCTACTTCACAGATAAGAAGGGTAAAGCAAAAACTGATGGAGTCCATAGGGCTGTAAGAGTTTTAGATTGGCTTTACTCTGGCTACTGGAAAAATGAAGGTACAGTAACACTTGATGAAAGTGAAAACTCTGTATCATTTCAGGGGTTTAGTAATCCTTATTTACCAGGAGCAAACTTTCAAAGATGCTTGAAGGAAGCAGCCAAGAAATGGAAGCTAGGTAAAGATGTATCAAGAGCTATCTTTGTTGACAATAATCCTGAGATTGAGTTTGGTACAGAAAAAGATAAAGAAAAAGATGCTATGGAAATGATTAATTCAAGAACTCCAAAGTATCAACTTGCAGCTTTTACAAGTAGAGGTGTTTGGGTTAACAGGTTATTGTTTCCTAAATGGGCAGCTACTTTTCATCTTATTATTGATGATGAACTTATGGGCATGGATCAATTAAGACGTATAGCTAATATGGCTGGTAAAGCTGAAGGGCTTGGCACTTGGCGACCTAGGTATGGGCGTTTTGCTGTTACAAGTATAAAAGAGGTAGATCAATGAAACCAAACGCTGAAGATTATCCTATTCAGATTTGTGGTATTGCTTGGCGAGATCTTAAAAAAGGTCAAACCATTGATGCTGAAAAGGTAGAAGAAATGTACTTTCTTTTATCAACAAAAGGATTTATTTCTAAATCTAATCATTCTAATAGAGATATTAGTTTTAGATCTTTACAAGTTAAAGAATGGATAGATGAAAGCAGGGTATCTATAGGAAAACCTGTTGTTATTAAACAAGATAAAGGCTCTTTGTATATTTTGACTGATGAAGAAGCTGTATCTTATTTAAATGGTAGAGCTTATACAGGTTTAAACATACATAAGAAAGCTACTAGAAAAATGTTTAATAGGATTGATGAAGATAATCTTAGTCAATATGACAAAGACCAACTTCATATAAACCAAGGTCGTCATGCTTTTATTTGTTCTGCTGTTGATGGGGCAAAGAAACAAGTAATGAGGATAGAAAAAGATGGTGGAACTATTCCAAGAATAAAACCACCAGATGAAGACTAGCTTGTAGGCATCTTTATGTGTAAGTCCTACTGATTTAACTCACTGTGTTTCTCATCGACTCAGTACTTCTTGATTCATTGTGCCACGATTTGATTCCTTTCTTTTCACCTCTCTCGCTTGCTAGTTCCACGATTAAGAACTAGCTTTAACACCTCTATAACTTAATAGGTTTGCGAGGTGACCTTGACGATTCTGCACTTGGTCAAGCTTTGTATCATGTTGCATCACGACTCATTGAGATTCTTTCGCTTGTTAGTTCTACGATTAAGAACTATCCTTAACACCTCTATAACTTAATAGGTTTGCGAGGTGAATTTAACTCTGTTTTGCGACTCATTGTCAAGTTATGCTGCACTATTTCACCTTTTGAAACGCAACACCTTACCACTAAATTCTCTCGTTGGCAGTTAACGAATAAAACTGTCCTTTTTTTTACTTACAACTACAATGGAGAACAAAAATTAAAATGAGTGATTATCCATACAACCTTACAGCAATAGCTACTCATTTAAGAGAGCTTGCACAGTCTATTGCTAAGAAACTAGACATCACTGAACAAGATGCCTGGGATCTTTGTATTGAAAAACTTGAATCTAAATACCTACACATGACAAGGGAGGACAATAATGATTCAATGTCCTAACTGCAACAGCGACAATACTGCTGTCCTACAAACAAGAGAAAGGGAAGCTGCATATCTTTGGAGGTCTAGGACTTGCAAGGATTGTGGTAAGAACTTTAGTACAAGAGAATATGCTTTAGAAGAGCTTGCTAATCTTATTGATAAAGATAAAGAATCACTTGATATTATGCGTGGTCAATGCGATGACTTGTTAGCTGATCTAAAAGAACTTATCTCTCAATACTCTAATGACAAAGCAAACTGATTTAGAAGATCGGATGTGGAGTCGTGGTTTTGACAGACGGCAACGCAACATCAACAACAACTTATCTAAAGGTAGAGAATCAGAAACAGATTATGCAAAAACCATGATCAAAGCTGGTCTTCTACCTTTTGTTAATGCGATACAACAGTTCCTTGATAGGGCTTGGAGAGGTACTCCAGGAGTGAAAGCTACAGCAGCAATAAAACTACATGAATTTAAAGATATTGATGTTATAGCTTTTATTACTTTTAAAGGTGTTATTGATAGTGCTTGCCAAAACAAAACCGCTACACAAGCAGCGTTACAAGTAGGACATATGCTTGAAGATGAGCAAAGGTTTACTTTGTTTGAACAGCAAGATAAAAAACATTTTACAAACGTCAAAAAACATATATCAGATACTAATCATCAAAGATATAGACGCAATATGATGATAGGTCACATGAGAAACAGAGGTTTTGTATTCAAATCGTGGTCAAAGGAGGACAAACTTAAGGTTGGAATGAGGCTAATAGATATAATGATTAATGCAGTTGGTATGGTAAAACTTGCAACCATTAGATCAGGAAAACAAACAAAAACATATATTGAATTTACGCAAGGCACTATGGATTGGATAAAACGACAACGCAAAAATAGATTAGCTTGTTATCCATTGTATGAACCATGCGTAGAGCAACCAATTGATTGGACTAGCACTACTGAAGGTGGTTTTCATACAAAAAGACTTAGACATATCAAGGCAATCAAATCAAAAGACCTTACTTACCACGAAGAAGTAACAAAAAGAAAACCAACAGCACTTTATACAGCACTGAATTGTCTTCAGCAAACAAAGTGGGAGATAAATACAACTGTTCTTGAAATTGCTCAAAGCTGTTGGGATAGAGGTATAGAAGTAGGTTGCCTGATAGATGCTGAACCACTACCACAAGTACCAAAGCCACATGATATTGATACTAATCAAGACTCAAGATTGTGGTGGAGAAGAGAAGAAAATATTAGGAAAGATCAAAACGCACATGATCGCATGAAAAGGTATCAATGTATCATGTTGCTTGATACTGCTACAAAATTTGCAGAAGAACCTTTTTGGCATGTGGCACAAGCAGATTTTACAGGCAGAATTTATTATGTATCGGGTATTTTTAATCCACAGGGTAATGATTTAGCTAGAGCTTTGCATAGATTTGCAGAAGGTGCAGCAATAACAGATGAGAAAGCAAAGAATTGGTTGGGTATAGCAGGTGCTAACTCTTGGGGTATGAGCAAATACAGTTATGAAGAACGTATTGAATGGTCTAAGACAGAGGGGGAAGCTTTAGCTAGGCAGATAGCAAGCAGTCCAGAATCTTACGTCAGCATATGGAGTAAGGCAGAAGAACCATTCCAATTTCTTGCCTGGTGTTTAGATTTTAATGAGCTATTGGATCAAGGCTACGGTTATGTAAGCAAGCATCCTGTATTGCTTGATGGTACAAACAATGGCTTTCAACATTTTGCAGCCATGTCTTATGACAGTAAGCTTGCAGGTAAGGTTAACCTAAAAAACTATGACGAGGTAGAAGACTTATATGAAGAAGTTAAAGATGAAGTAATAAAAGAACTATCAAAAAAAACAGATACCATTGCTGAAGATTGGTATAAACATCATCAGGTAATCACAAGAAAAATGATTAAAAAACCTGTGATGATGATTCCATATAGTGGTAAGACTTTTGGAATTACAAATGCCATACGAGATTATTTTATGGGAAGCGATGAAGAGCTATCTTGGCAAAAGGATTGCTTCTTACATAATCATTATCTTGCAAAAATTATAGAAAAAAGTGTTAATAATATATGTCCTAAATGTATAATAGTGATGAAATATTTAGCAGACATTGCAAGATGTTTTGGTAAAGAAGATAAAGATATGACATGGATTACGCCATCTAAGTTTTATGTTAAGCAACATTATTACAAGTCTAATGTAAAAAGAATTGACACGAAACTTCACTCCAGTACTATACAGTTGTCACTTAATACAAATACTACAGAGGTTGACAGAAGAAAATCTACACAGAGTTTTGCTGCAAACTTTGTTCATAGTTTAGATGCTGCTAATGTACATTTAGCGTTAGAAAAAAGTAAAGCTAGTGGTCTTAATCAGTTCTGCACTATCCACGATTGTTTTGGATCACCTGCTGCACATATAGAAGAATTTATAGGATATGTAAAAGAAAGTTTTGTTGATATGTACAGTAAAAATTTATTAGATGATTTATACCAGCAAGCAGTAGAGCAATTAGATGATTCAAGCAAGCTACCTGTACCACCAGACATAGGGGATTTTGATGTGTGTGAAGTTTTATTAGCACCATATGTGTTTAGTTGAACAAATGCGTGACAAGTAATTTTTCTACGGTACTATCAGTGATACATCCAACATGGATGCAATTAAAAGAAAACTCTAACTGAAATTTCCAAATGATTAAACCAGAAGTTTTAAACATCACGACACCAGTATGCCTATTTCAATTTGCATGGCTGGTAGAACCTGACACTAAGTTTGATGCGTCAGGTATTTGGCAAGTTGAATGTCTTATAAATCCAGACGATGCAACTGAAGTTGAAGAACAACTAAGTGGCCTTTTAGAAAGATGGAAGGCACAGTTAAAAACTGCTAATCCAAACAAAAAATTTAAGCTTGCTTCTTTACCTTGGGAGTTTACTGAAGTTGATGGCAAGCCATACTTCAAAGTAAAAACCAAGATGAAAGGAGGTGGAGTTAGAGCAGATGGTTCACAGTGGAAACAAAGACCACCAGTTTTATTCAATGCTGATGGTTCTCCTATGACAGAAGAGCAGAAGGAAAAGGTAAACAAATGTGGTCCTGGTACAACTGGTCAGGTCAATATGCGTTGCAGTGGTTGGGAAACAGCAGCTTTCGGTGTTGGTATAAAGATCCAACCAGAAGCAGTAATCATTCACAATCATGTCGAATACATTAAAACCGCCCAAGGCTATGGCTTTGAAACAGAAGAAGCAACCATCGAAGAAGAGAAGCCCAAAGCGAAAGCAGGGTTTGAAACAGTCGGAGCAGACGAATTTTAGAAGTAAGTTTGAAGCTGCAATAGCAGCTACATTACAAGCAAATAAAGTTCCTTATACCTATGAAACACTTGATGTTAGCTACCAAATCAGTTGCATTTATAAGCCTGATTTCATCCTTGACAACGGCATCTGTATTGAAACTAAAGGCTTCTTCTCAAAGGAAGACCGCAGAAAACATATTGCGATCAAGACGCAACGACCCGACTTAGATATTAGGTTCTGTTTTCAAAACAGCAAAGCAAAATTGAGTCGTGGCAAAAAGAGTTTAACCTACGGTGCTTGGGCAACTAAGCATGGTTTTCTCTGGAGTCATGGCTCTATCCCAGAAGAATGGTATGGAAACCAAAAGTAAATACGTCAGGAAAGAACCCTGCCCTGAGTGTGGCAGTAAAGATAACCTAGCCATCTATGACGATGGACATGGTTACTGTTTTGGTTGTGGCTATACGCAGCAGCCACAAAAAGATAAACCCAGAAAATCTTTTGTTAAATCAGTGAAGAAACCATTACTAAAATTTGTTACACCAAAAGCATTACCTAAAC